TCACCGCGCCTCTGCAACCTGTTCATACGCGGCTGCGCGATCTCGGTTCTGCTTCGCCCGGGTGAAGAGCACGACGCCGACCGTCACCACCGCAGCGGCGATGATCACCAGGCCGATCCAACTGACGTCATTGGTCGCGGTCACACCGCCGCCGGCCACCACGGCGCCCCCGCCTGCCTGCTGCTTCGTCGCGGCGGCATCGGCGGCTTTCCCCTCATCTTTCAACGTGTCGCGTGCTGCTGGCGTGAGGGCGCCGCCGCTGGCCAGCCACATGGCGACAGCCTTGGCCTCGACGTCGGCGATGCGCCGAGACCAGCCGCGTCCGAACGTCTTCCAGGTAGGAAGGCCCATGACGAAGCCGAGGCGCGCCGAGCACATGCGCTTGATCACCGAGCGCGGGTCCGCCAGGCGAGCAGCTGCGACCGTCGCAGGGCCGGCAATTCCGTCCTGCTTGACGCTGACCGCCGCCTGAAGCGCCTTGACGCCACGAGCGGGGCCGGAATTCACGTTGTAGTCGAAGGTCGCCAGGTCGACGCCGAACGGCAGATCTTCGCACCGACCCTTGTTCCAGTAGCCGACGCGGTAAATCCGCTCGACCTCGGCGCCGGAGATATTCCGCAGATCGGTTTTCGTGGCGCCGGGATGATCTTGGCGGAACCGGCCGATCGTGATCCCCTTCATCGTGGCGCCGCCAGGATCATCCTTGTGATCCGACCACTCGCCCTCATGCGCGAGCGTCACCTTGAGGCAGGCCGGAAGATTTCCCCTCGCCATGATCGGGCTCCTTGTTGGAAGACGCCGCAACCATCAGCCGTCAATGGTTGTCGCGTCGAACACCCGACCGGGGGTTCCTCCTACCAGTCACGCCGAGAGATTGGTGATAAATGGCCCTGATCGTCCGCGGAGAGCGGCGCCTGTCCCCGGAACCGGGTTGCTTCTTGCGCAGGCGTAATCAGGGCAAAACGGAGAATGATCGCCCCGCACCGGAATGAGCCGGTCGCGGGGCGGCTTCTCACCAAGCTCCATCATCGTCCTCAGTACCCGGAAGCGTTCCCTTCTTCCGGTACACGACCCGATCCTCGCCGTTGGCTCGATCACGCACCGTTTTCCATCCGAGCCGCATCATCGTTTTGCCGAGCCGGACCACATGCCGGCGGTCGATATCCTTCTTCGGGATGTCCAGGGCAGCGAGCGCTTCAAGTTGCGAGATCTCCGTCCGGACGGAGAGTGTTGCCGCCAGCGCCGCCGCCCACACGTCGGGATCGCTGCGGCGTTCCTGCTCGGCCTTCACCGTCTCCTGCTCGTCGTCCTGCACCCACCACGGCGTGCCGCTATGGAACATCGCCACAGCCTCGGCCCATATCTGATCTCGATCGCGCTCGATCGCATCGATGTCTATTCGGCCAATGACAGTCGGCCAAAAGCGGCGCGCGCCTGTTGCGTCGTTCAGATATCCGGAGCCCTCAGGATTGATCGTGCCAGCAAGAACGCAGCGACGCGGCGCCTCGATCAAGGATCGACCATAGGGAGGCCGGAACCGATCGACCTGCTGCGTCAGGAACTTCTTGACCTCATTCGTTTCCGCCTGATTGAACTTGTGCATCTCGGCAACTTCTAGCCCCCAAATGCCTTGCATCTCCATCTTGGCATCCTTCGTGCCGATGTCGGATAGGCCATCCGTGAAGAATTCATCCCCGTACAAGCGGCGGATTGCCGTCGATTTTTGAGCCCCTTGCGGCCCCTCAAGGATCGGCATGGTGTCGACCTTGCACCCTGGCTTAAGTCCGCGCGCCACGCTCGATATCAGCCAACGCTCACTGACGATCGGAGCATAGTTATCGCCCGCGCAACCCAGATAGTCGGTCGCAAACCGCGTCACCCTGTGCTCGCCGTCCCAGACGAGCCCGTTCAAGTATTCCTTCAGGCGATCGAACCGGTGGCGATGCGCGATCGTCAGGATGACGCCGTTCAGGCCAGAGACCTTCGGCGCCATGTGACGGGCCTCCAGCCACATCACGGCTTCCATCTCATCCCGATCGGTGACGGCGCGAGGCTCCCACGACGCCCCTTCGTGCTCCCACGGAGGACACCGCATCAGCATGACGCGCTGGCGGAACTCGTCATACTGGAACACGCCCTGCATGCGCGGATGGTGCTCCAGCAGCAGTCCCCAATTCTTCGCGGCGTTCGGCTTCCATTTCCCCGCGTCGGTCAGCACGAACCGGTTTTGCCAGGGCGTGCCCTCATCCTCAATCGGCTCGCCGGTTTCGATGTCGATGACCTCGGCCGGCTTCTCCTGCTGCGTCTGCCGGGCCTCGGCGCGCGGCTTCATCCGAACAACATTCTCCGGCATAGGCTCCGGATCGACAGCCGCGCCCTCTGGCGGCATCCAGTCGACCTTTGTCGCCTTCATGAAGGCGTTCAGATCATCGCGTAGCCAGCCGTCGCGCACCGCATCGGCGACATCCCACCCCTCAGGAGATGGCTTGCCTGCGCGCCAGTCGACGACGGTATAGATCCCACCCCCGACGCCCGGCTTGACGGCGAACAGCCGGACGGTCGCGCCCTGCGCATGAAGTGCCTTGGCGATTGTCTCTGCCGTCTTGACGCCCGGCTCGTCAGCGTCCGGCCAGATGAACACCTCACGGCCGGCGAGCGGCGACCAATCCGTATGATGGACGCCATGCGTGCCGCCAGGCCATGAAACGATGTTCCGCGTGCTGGCCGCAGCGAAGGCGTCACGGCACTTCTCGCCCTCGACCACCACGACTTGCCCATCACGCAGCGCATCGAGACCATAGAGTGCGCGCGGCCCCGGAAACGGAAAGCGCGACCAGCATTCGGATCCGTCAGTCAGGCGAACCCGCATGACCATCGGCGTCTCTTTACCGCCATCCTTGAACTCACGCCGCAGCACATAGCCGATCAGCGATCCGTCGGCGCGGCGGTATGGGTGCACGGCCGAGGGCGTGAATTTCCCCCATTCCCAATCGTGGCCGGCCCGCTTCGGATTGTAGAGCCGCACCACCTCGCCCACGCGGATCTCATCCGGCGGCTCAATGGGCGTGATCCCGGCATAGACGTTCCGCTGCTCTGTGCGGACTGGTGCCACATTCGGCCCGGCACTGGCCCCGCCCAGGATCTTGATCGCCTCGCGCTTGCCGACGCCCTTGATGCCCTGGATGAAGTCGATGACGTCGCCGGCCGCGTCGCACCCAAAGCACTGGAAGCGCTGGATACCGTCGCGGCCGGTGAAGATCGTGAAGGAGGGTGTATGCTCAGCGTGAAACGGGCAGCAGGCGACGAACTCGTTGCCGTCATGCTGGAGCGACACGCCATGGCGACGGGCTTCGTCCGACAAAAGCACATCCCGCCGAAGGCGATCGATCTCGGACGACATGAAGCCTCATTCCAAATCAGTGTTGCAAGTGTTGCGATAATCACAACACAGCACATGGCCGATTGCAAGGTTGGCAGTGAACTATCAGCCGATCCTGAGGATCGCCCGTAGGTCATCCTCAGAGCGAGCGATGCCCGCAAGGCCGCCCGCCTTATTCACCGCATTGATCCAGGCGATCTGCTGATCAGTCGGGCTCGCGTTCTGCTTGACCTCGACTTGGGAATAGACGGCGACGGTTGTCCCGATCATCTCGGACGTCACGACGAGCGGGGACCATCCACCAAGGTCAGACCATCCCTCGAACCCGGCATGGAAGGGCCTCGCGTTTCGTAGCACGATGTCGCCGGGGCCGAGCCGCACATTCCGCGGACCGCGCTCAACCTTGCTCCCCACCCATGCCATGCCGGTATTCTGACGAAATAGCCTCGCGCCCAAGGTGGACGCGAGTTTCTGGAGCCGGCGCATCAGTTCGATTTCAGACACGGCAGGCCTAGAACGGAATGTCGTCGTCGAGATCGGACGAGGAGCGGTTCCCCGGCCTGTCCGCATTGCCATTCGGGTCCGTCTGCGAGCCGCCGCCGGTGCCATCGAGCATCAGCAGCTTACAGTCGAACCCGGTGAGAACCACCTCGGTCGAATAGCGTTCGTTGCCGTCCTGATCCTGCCACTTCCGGGTCTGCAACTCGCCTTCGATGTAGACCTTGCTACCCTTCTTCAGGTAGCGCTCGGCCACGCTCGCCAGACCTTCGTTCCAGATCGTGATGCGGTGCCACTCGGTGCGCTCCTTGCGCTCGCCGCTCTGCTTATCCTTCCAGGTTTCCGACGTCGCGATCGAGAGGTTCGCGACCTTGGCACCGCTGTTGAGCGCGCGGATCTCCGGGTCGCGGCCGAGATTGCCGATCAGTATGACCTTGTTGAGGGAGCCGGCCATTATTCGTCGCCCCCATCGGCTTCCGGCTCGTCGTTGAGCGCGGAATAGTCATCATCGGTCGCGGGATCGAACCACGTCGCATCCTTGTCGCGAGGGATGACCATGTTCGGGCCTCGATAGCCGCGCTCGTCGCGAAGATAGAACATGGCGCTCTCCGAGCGGGTCATGAGCCGGAACCCCTCGGGGAGCTGGTCGATCACCTTCTCGAGGATCGTTGGCAAATCATCGTCGGTAGGGAGGCGCCCGACGCCCAATTTGAAGCAGGCCTTGCCCTCAGCCTCGCCATTGGTGATGTGGACATTCACGTCCACCTGCACCGGATACAGCTTCCGCATTTCAGTTCTCTCCGATGACAAGCCGGTATCCCCGGCGATAGCCGGCGTTCTCGATCGAGATGCCGGAACCTTCGATGCGGCGCCGGAGCCGGTGCAGCGCGCCCTTGAGCGCGGCATACATGCTCGTCAGCGACGGCCCGCCATCGGGGTCGTCGGCATACATGGCGTCGAATATCCGTTCGGTCTGGACGGGGTGCCCCTTGCCGCGCCACACGGCGCGCAGGATCCGCGCTTCAAGCGCCGAGACGTTGTAGTGATCGATGATCATCTCGATCGTCGGGATGCCCACGGCCTGCCGGCAGCAAGGACATTCGACCGGTTTCAGCATCATGCTCATGCCCTCATCTCGTTCTTCGCCTGACGAGTGGTCCACACATGCGCGGCCCATTTCTGCGGGGACTTGTAGCCACGAGCGGTCGCCAAGCTGATCAGGTCATCGAGCGACTGCGCCGTTCCCTGCTCGCGCTTGCGCGCCCGGCGAACCGCGTCGAGATCGATCTCTTCAAGGTCGCCCTCGACCTCCGCGACGCCCCGGCCGGCCGCATCAACGGACCGCTCTGCCTTTTCGTAGACGTGGCCGCACTCCGGGCATGCCTTGCTGATGTCGTGGGAGGCGAAGCACACTGGGCAGTTCATCACCGCCTCGCCGTCGCTCGACTTCTTGCGGCCCTCCAGGGACCATTCGCGTTCCTCATCCGGCAGGCCGAGGCGACCGAAACCACCGACGAGATCCAGCAGAACGGCGGGCTCCGGTTTCTTCCTCAGGCCGCGACCATGCTTCTGCAGATGGCGCGCCAGCGATTGCGTCGGCGAATAGTCGAGCACGGCCTCGATCGTGACGTCGCGATCAACCTGGGCGGCCAGGTCGAACCCCTCGCAGAAGAGCTGGCAGTTCACGATGATATCGATCTGCCGGTCGGCAAAGCCGATGAACGCGGCGCGGCGATCCGCCTGATCTGTATTGGCGTCGAGCGCGACCGCCATGATCCCGCTGGCGCGGAACTCGGCCGCGAGCTGCTCAGAGCGCATCACGGACGGGGCGAAGGCGATCGTGCGGAGCCCCGCCGCATAGGTGCGCCAGTGCTTGACTGCGCCCGCGAGAACCGCGCGGCCAGCCATCAGCTCGTCAATCTCGGAGGCGACGAACTCGTTGTTCCGGGTATGGACGCCCGTCAGATCGACACCCTTAGGCGAGAACGCCCGATAGCGCGAAAGATGGCCCTGCTCGATCAGCCAGCGGACAGATGGCCCCATGACCATCGTATCCCAGACGTCACCGAGCGGCTTGCCGTCCAGGCGCTCAGGCGAGCCCGTCAGACCGATCAGCTTGGCGCCGGCCTGCTTGTAGTGCAGCGCGACCGCTGCCCAGCCGCTCGCCGCGCTCAGGTGCGCCTCGTCGACGAGCACATAGTGCGCCGGGATTTTGCCGAGACGATTGCGCAGCGTCGCGATCGAGGCGATGAACACCCGGTGATAGGGATTGTAGTGGTGGCCGGCAGCGATCAGGCCGAACGGTATGCCGAACCGCTCGAATGTCTTGGCCGTCTGGGTGATGAGATCAACGCGGTGGACGCAGAAGATCACGCGTTTTCCTGCATCGGAAATCAGCTTGATCAGGGCCGCCGCGAGAACGGTCTTGCCAAACCCGGTCGGCGCGAAGACCAGAACCGACGACGACGAGCGAAGCGCCACGCGCAGCTTGGTCCGGACCTGTTCTTGATCCTCACGGAGCGTGATCATCGGCGCAGCACCAAGCTGCGGATCTCGCGCTCGTGGGGCGCGATGCGATAGAGCCGGTCCGCAAGGGCCTGAAGCTCTTCAACGTCGGACCGCTTCAGGAGGAGATGCGTCTCGCCGGCAATGTCGCCATCGGACATCGAGCAGCGCGCAATCAGCATGGTCAGATAGTTGGCTTGATCCTCGAGCGTGCGAGCCGAGACGACTGGAGGGCGGCTAGACATTGGGGATCACGTCCTCGGACGTGAGGTCGATATCCAGCTCGCGCGCGGCCTCGAATAGGCGCTGCTGGTCCCTGCCGCTTATCAGGCCCTTCTCGTCGCGGAGCGCGCGACAGACCTTGGACCTGTGGCGCTTGATGGCGCGCGCGAATTGCGATTGCGACATGCCGAACTTCGCATAGACGCGCCGCCAGGGCGTTATGACGGAACCGACGTGTGACAAGTGTTGCTGTCTCCGATGCAATTATCGCAACAATATGTTGCGTAAATCGCATCGTCAACAGAGCCAGACTTATATTCAGTCTGGTGAATGCATCAGATTTTGGCGCTCTCCCTCTTGATTTCGGGCTCACTTTCCCGCTTGTGGCTCGTTGCGAAAAGTGCAACAAGTTCAGGCATTCAGTGGGGGCGGCCCAATATGCAGAAGCATCCGATCAACAAGGAATGGTTCTTCAAGACGCTGAAAGCGAACAAGAAGTCGCTTCGGAGCCTTGCCAGACATCTCGACGTTGATCCGTCCGCCGTCTCCCGCACGCTTTCGGGCGAGCGACAAATGAAGGCAGACGAAGCCAATTCGATTGCCCGGTTTCTCTCGGTTCCACTGTCTGAGGTATTGAAGCAGGCCGGCGTTGAAGCCACCGCGGCAGACGCAGCGCTTTCCCGGATCATGCTGTCGGCCACGATAAACGATGCGGGCCACCTCGAACGGCTTGGTGAAGACCGTCAATTGCCTCAGTCCGTCATCGATCGCGCCCAAGCGGCGATCAATGGCTTCGAGACGGGAAATATCATGGCGGCACAGATCCGCGCGTCGAGCGGGCCGCTGGCGATGTTCGATGACGCGCTCGTGCTCTTCAAGGCCGCCAAGAATGTCGAGAACGCCGCGATCGGCAGCGTGGCGGTTTGCCGTACCAGCAACGGCGATCAGATCATGGCGAAGGTCGAGCGCGCCCGAAAGACCGGAGAGGCGCGAATCATCGACATCACCGGCAGCGAGGTTGAGGTCGACCTTCGCAGCGCAGCGCCGGTTCTCGCCATTCTCCCATAGAAAAAGCCCGGCGAAATGGCGCCGGGCTTCATCATTCACGCCAACGTGATCAGCCGTAACTTCGCCCAGGATCGAAGCGGCCGGCGCTGTAGTTGGCATGATCGAGAGCGCGCTCGACGAACGAGCGTACCCGGCTGGTCAGCGCGGACGCCCGGCGACCGATGCCGCCGACCGCGAAAAGCAGCGTCAGACTGGCGGCGCGGCCAGCGTCGGCGACCGACATCACGACGAAACGGGCGATGGTGACGACGAAAGCCGCGAGGCTCGGGATCAGGCCGAAAATCCAACTACGCATTCGCATCATCTGGAAGCCTTTCGAGACGGTGAAACTGGTTGCAGCGGGCGGATTTGAACCGCCGATCTCCTGGGTATGAACCAGGCGGGATAACCTCTTCCCCACACTGCTATTGTGAAAATCACACCGCCATCATTCCGCGTCAACATTTTTCCTGGAATTCTGAAATTCAGCCTTGACCGATGCAATTTGTTGCGCCTAGTGTTGCGATATCAACAACACCGGAGCAACACACATGGACGCGATCAGCCCGGCGCCGGCCGTCAAGCCCGGCATCTATCTCAAACTCGACAACGAGGCCTATCACGGCGGCCCTGGCATCTCGAAGTCTGGCCTCTGGACGATCCACACCCAGACCCCGGCGCATTTCAGATACCCGCCCGAGAAAGAGGAGAGCACGCAGGCCACCGCCGCGAAGGACTTCGGCACCGCGGCGCACATCGCGATCCTCGAGCCGAACGATTTCGAGGAGCGTGTGATGCGCGGCCCGGCAGATCGGCGCGGCAATAAGTGGACCGATGCGGCTGAATACTGCTCGGCCGAGGGCAAGACCCTTCTCGTTGCCGCCGCCTATGACGACGTGCTTGCCATCCGTGACGCGGTGCACGCCGACGCATGGATCAACTCCATCATCACCGGCGGCGACCGCATGGTCGAGGCTTCCGGCTACTGGATCGACGAGGAGACCGGCGAGCTGTGCCGCTGTCGGCCGGACCTCTACCGGGAGGATCTGGGCATCATCGTCGACCTGAAGTCGACAGCCAGCGCGCACCCCGACGCGTTCGCCCGCAGCGTCACCAACTACGGCTACCACGCGCAGGAAGCGTTCTATTCTGACGGCTGGCGCGCGCTCGGCAAGCCGGTCGAGGGCTTCGTGTTCCTCGCCTGGGAGAAGAAGGCGCCCTACGCCAAAGCCGTGTACGAGCTGCCGCCCTCGATCGTCGAGGAGGGCCGAGCCGCCGCCCGGAGCGCGCTGGCAACCTACGCCCATTGCCGGCGCGCCAACGAATGGCCCGGCTATGGCGACGGCGTGCAGGAACTTTCCTTCAAGCGCTGGGCATACCGCCTGACCGAAGCCCCGAACGCCCTCGACGAGGAGATCGCAGCATGATCACGATCGAGCAGATCCAGAAGCGAATTGATGCGATGCCGGAGCGCATGGCGGCGAAGGGGCTTACAAGGCCGAATTCGACGCTATCTTTCCGCAGCAATTCATCCGGCTATGTCCACCTCACTTGGGTCAGTCATGGCGACGCGCCGCGTGGCGGCTACGAATTTGTCGACTTTGCCGGCCCCGCGGACCTGGAGACGGCGCTGGACGCGGCCGACGAGTGGATCGCTTCACTTCCCTCCAGGGAGGAAGCGGAGCGCGACGAGTTCCTGACCATGGTCGCGGCGGCCGTCGATTTCGGCCGGGCTCGCGGCTTCGATGCCGAGATGATCAATCCGCTCACCGACATGATGAGGCGGATTTCCGAGAACGCGATCACCTATCAGCCAGCTGCCTGATGCCGCCGTTCGCCGAGATGGCACGGCAGTTCTGGAGCGCAGCCACCTTCTGTCGCCGCGCTCCCAACCGAGACCCCACAAGGGCGATCGGCGTCCTCCGGATACTGACGCGTCACGCCCCTTCCCCCATCGCCGAGCGCGCCGCTCGAACCCTGAGAGAACTCGACCATGGCCCAGCCCCAGACCCAGAACCTCCCCGCGCCGGCTGAAGGGAAGGCCGCAAGCCTTCGCCAGCAGATCGAAAGCCTGAAACCGGAGCTGAGGATTGTCCTCCCGCCCGGCATGACAGAGGACCGGTTTGTTCGCGTTGTGCACACCGCGCTCCAACTCAACCCGGATATCGCGACGGCGACGCGGCACTCGATCTTCGGCGCCTGCCTGAAGGCAGCGACCGATGGCCTGATCCTCGATGGCCGCGAGGCCGCGCTCGTCGTGCGCAACGTCAAGGTGTCGAAGAAGAACGAGTCCGACAGATGGGAGAAGCAGGCGACCTACCAGCCCATGGTTCAGGGGTTGAAGAAGCTCGCCGAACAGGCCGGTTGGAATATCATCGCGCACGTCGTCTACGACAACGACAGATTCGACTATTCCCTCGGCGATGACGAGAGCATTCATCATTCGCCCGCGCCGCTTGATCAGGAGCGCGGCAAGCCGATTGCGGCCTATGCCATCGCCAAGAGCGTCGCCGGCGGCCCGATCATCCGTGAGGTGTTGCGCGCCTCCGAGATCTTGAACATCGGCAGTCAGGGTCAGAACGCCTACCAGTACGATCCGGGCAAGGGGAAGAACTTCGCCGAGTGGTGGCGCAAGACGCTGATCCGGCGGATCTGCAAGTACCTGCCGCGGTCGAACGAACGCAGCCCGTTCCACGATGCTGCCGAGCAGATCGACGAAGATTTCGACTACGCCAACGAGAACCAGGACACCCCGACCAACGTCACGCCCATGCAGCGCAAAAAGCGCGGCGGCGCGGCGGCGGCGCTGAAGGACATCACGCCGAAGCAGGCCGAGCCCGCCGACATCGAACCGGAATTCGACGGCCCCGAGGCTGGCCGCTTCGACGAATTCGATCAGACGACCGGCGAGTTCATCGACAGCGACGCCATGCAGCCGGAGGACGATCTGTGATGCGGGACGTCCTTCCCTCCTTCGCTCGCATCGAGATCGCGCTCCAGTCGCCCCGCGATCTCACCGTCGCGGCGACCGACCTCCGAGCCCTCGCCGGCCAGCTCGACGACATCGCCGGAACCGCCAGCACGCCGAACGACGCCCTTGTGCTGGCGCATCACCGCATCAAGGGCGTCTCCCAGAAGCTCAGGAGCGGAACGAAGTGATCAAGCCCCTCGACGAGGAAGCGCTGAGCAGCGCGGTCAGGATCGGCACCGACCCGAAATATGCCCCGCTCGCCTATGTGCTGCACGAGGCATACGACCAGGCCGCCAAGGGCAAGGGCCACGAACGTCATGCGGACGGCAAGGCGTTCGTCGACCAGCCGATTTTCGAGATCGCCCGGATGCTGCACGGCATCGACGGGCAGACGTTCCAGATCATGAAGAAAGCGCAGGAAGCCGCGCGCATGGTCCGGAACGGACAACACGATGCCGCCGTGCGCGAATTGCTCGGCGCCATCAACTACGCCGCAGCCGCCGTGCTGCACATCCGCGAGCAGTGAAAGGACCATCGGTGACCAGCGAGATCCATCCGGCCCCCGTCGAATTCTCCCAACAGGAGATCCAGTATGATCACATCCTGCGCTTCTTCCACTACGCGCACCTTCCGCCCGGCCTCGCCGGTCGCAGCGCCCCGTTCTGCCACCTCGCGCGGCAGATCATCGACACGACTCCCCGCAACCCCGAGCGCACGGTCGCGCTCCGCAAGCTCCTAGAGGCGAAAGACGCGGCCGTCCGCGCATCGATCGCCTGACCCACCAGCACCAACGGAGACATCCACCATGGTCAATCAGACCGGCATCGCCATCGTCGTCAGGGCATTCCTTCCCACCGGCAAGACGCTCGACGAGCAGTTCGCCGCGCTCAGCGCTGTGAAAGCCGCGCACGAGACGGGCGACTATGCGGCGCTCTTGAAGATCGCCACAATCGACGACGTGAAGACGGAGCAGAAGACGCGGCGCGTCGAGGAGCCGGCGCCGGCCTCGCCCGATCCGGAGCCTCAGGCCGAGCAGGATCTCGACGGCGGCGAGTTCGCCGAGACCAACACCGGCAGTGCCGAGCAGGTGGCCGAACCGGAGGACATCCCGGAGGCCGTGCCGAACTTCCTGAAGGGCAAGAAAAAAGCCGCCTGAACCTGATCCAGACGGCTTGTCGGAACGGCCAGCGACACCCCCTCGCTGGCCGTTTCTATTTCACGCGGCGCGCGATCAAAGCGCCCGCATCGGCGATGACGATCGCCGGGATCAGGATCGTTGCCATATCGGAGATCGCAGGCGGCACAGCATGGACCGACAGCGACGTGCCGAGCAGCGGATTGATGATCGACACGACGAAGATCATCGCCCACCAGGCGCCCCACGGAACGACGATCAGCCAACGGCCGACCCGCGTCGCGCTCCACCGATCAGCGGCCTCCACCAAGGCGATATCACGTGCCGCCTCGATGCTTCGGATAGCCTGATCCGCAGCGATACGCTTGTCGTTGTTGTCGGCGTTGAGCTTCGCCGTCCACGCCCGTTCGAGCGGCCCGGTGAACTTCTCGATGACGCCGCCGGCAATCAGCGACGTCAGCCAGGCCATCACCAACCCCGGTCCCGCGTCGCGCGGGCCTCCGGATCACTCGGCAGCACCGCCGGGCGGGGCCGCATGAGAATGTTCACGACGATGATCCCCAGCGTGACCCACGGCGTCCAGTGTGCCGGGAGGATCGACGACCAGTCGTAGCCGGCGAACGCCGTCAGCAGGTCCGGCAGGATCAGAAGGACGCCCGCCACTACGTTGAAAATCCATGTGCGCCAGCGGCGCAGCGTGTCCCACATGTGAAACTCCTAGATCGGGATGCTGCCGCTCCGGATCAGCCCGAAGACGGCCGTTATGAACAGCCCGAGGATGATCCAGACCCCTTTGGAGAGATGGCCGTTCAGCCGCTCGACACTGGTCTCAATCCTGAGCAACGCCTTGTTGGTGTGGGGCTCTTGGGCCTCAACGCGGGCAAGGCGTTCGCTCATGGTCGTCAGTCTCCCATGGAGCCGATCGAGCTCGGCTCTGATTTCCTGATCCATTCCGACGCCCCCGGCTGCTCGCAATTGTGACCAATAGCGGCAGACGGTTGCGGGGAAGACCGGCGCCAGCCACAGCAGGAGGCTGGTGCAGGAAGTGCTACGGGAAAACTAGAGAACAGGGCCTAGACGTTGAGCGCTGCCGCCACACTGACATCCACAGCAACGATGCTGGCGGCGGTTCGGAAAACAGTCTTGTAGCCCAGCGACGCGAGCAGCGCCTCTTGGGTTTCGGATGCAGCAGATCTGAAGCCACCACTTTGTCCTAGACAAATTGCGGTTGGCCGATCCGAACGAAAATTGATCTCTTCAATAAGCTTATGCTGGTCAGCTTGGGCCTCAATCGCCAGTAGCCACCTTCCCAACCCCAAGTTTCTGCGGTCATCACCCAGTCCTTCGAACCACCCCGTCGTTAGCGTGCACACGCTGTCTCCAGGTCGATTTTGTTGCCACAACAGGGCCAGCGGAGTTGGAACGACTGCGATACCACGACTGCCGCCGGAATATAGCAATGCGGTATTGGATCCCGACCAAGGATCTCGTGCCCCCACATCCAGATACGTGGCGTGCTTTGCTCCCAGCAGAGAGAAGATCGTTGCGACAATCAGATCTTCTCCAGCGTTTGAGTAAGTTAAGCGGCGCCCGCTTTCTCCAGGCGGAATAGATGCGTTGGGACTACAAACCTGCTGCATTGATTTCTCGCGCTGTCAATCTCGCTGAATAGTCTGGATGGAGCATGCACCAAATCCGCATCAAGAGCCAGCAAACTTACCCTTGCTCCAATGCCGATATGCGCGCCGCGAAGTCGTCCAACTTTGCTGCCTGCCGCTTGATCACGTCGAGTAGCATCACGGTGAGGCGTTCATACTGGACGCCATCAGGCGAGAGCTCGGCGCCGATCTTCAGCCGCAGGCCATAGACTGGTCCACCTTCCTCGTCCTCACCGGTAACTACGGCCTCGTAGTCGTCATCCCGATAGGCCCAGTGGACGAGGCGCGGCTCGATGTCGGCAACTTCTTCCGCAATCAGGCCATACCACGACCAATCCGCGCGGTCGGCAGGGGCGGTCGAGCGGTACCACACAGGCCGCAGGTTGAGGATCGCATCAGCTCGATCATGGCTTAGGTCCTCTACGCTCGCCTTATAGAGGGCCGACGAAGTTGACCGGAGAAGCTTGTTCGACGATGCGCTGTCGAGGTATGCGTTTGCCGCCGAGGCCGTGGTGCCAATGCGGTTGAACGTTACAGACCCATCTTGGTCGAGATAGAGCGTGCGCGAGCGGCTGGTCGAACCATTTGCCGTCGTGGCAAACTCAGAGGCAGTTCCGTGAGCAGTGTCGGTCCAGTTCTGAGTGGCATAGAACATGACGGACCCGCGGCCGGTGCCCGCGAACCCTGTCGTACCATAGCCACGCGCCCAAACACCGCCGATCGCGTCACCCGACTGTACCGCGGAGGGGGCCGAGATCGATCCCCGCGCACGCCGCGTGACAACACCCGCCACACCGGGATTGTCTGTGTACGCGGAGAACGTCGCGCCGATGTCGTTCGCACGGAAGAAGTTGAGCCCATCCAGCACGGGGACATTGCCGGACAGGCTACGCGGCGTCACAACAAGATCGTGAGCCTGCCGGGCCCCAACATCCTCCACGCTGGCCAGTCGCAACGGAGCTTCAAGCGGCCCGACCATTTGGGCTGGATCCAAGACCCGCGAAAACTGCACGGCAAGATTGGCGAGTTGCGAGGCGTGCGACCCGTCCGCAGTGAAGCCGGGCGCCTTCCATATGCCGGCGTTCAGCGACGGCTCCAGTGGCATCGAGATGTCGAAGAAGCCTGCACTGGCCGCCGACACCGTCTCAGCCCTAACTGCATTGTTGAAGGCAGACCGCTCAACGTTGTTGGTGGCTGTCTGGTTAGCCGTGGTGGCCCAGCCATCGGTGGAACTGGACATTGGGGGAACGGTGCAAATGTAGGTCGGAATGCCGGGGAAATATCCGACGATTGTGTCGATAAGCCCGGCTAGGGTGGCCGCCGAGGCGCCGCCGCTAAGATCGTTGGTGCCGAGTTGCAGCACGACATCCGTGCAGTAGGCGGCAAGTGCAGCTCGGCTGGCATGCGCGTTGACAAGATCTAGGGCCTTGTCGCCACCGCGAGCGGACTTGACGAAGGCCATCCGAGGGCCGATCGAGCGCTCGGCAAGGCCGATGAAGCCGGACGCATCAAAGGTGTCCCCGACGCCCTGCGTATTGCTGGCGCCGAGGATCAGAACCGATGAGCGGTTGGTCATGCCGATCAAGGCGGTAGGGCCGTAGGCCAGGTTGCCCCCGCCGTCCGCAATCGTGCCTGACATCGTCTTGTCGGTCAGGCCAGAAGCCGCCACCTCCGCCGCCGAGCCACCGGCCGTGTTGATCGGGCTCTGGTACAGGCTGAAACCTGAGCCGGCCTGCGTGGCGAAGGTGCGAACCCAGAATGCCGCGCCGTCTGGGATCTGGACAGCGACACTGTCGGACGTGCCGGTGCTGCCCGAGGCAATCGACGCCGAAGCATTCCCGCCGAACTTCACTTGGGTGAAGTTCCCGGCGGGGTATTCGATGGAGGCAGAGACGGTGGCTACACCGCCGGAAGCCGTCTCCCCCGAGGCGTTATTGATGAACCAGTTCGAGTAAACCAACGACAGGGCGGAGATGTTGTCGCGAGCGAAATGCTGCGTGCGCGACATGATCTGCTTGGCGCTGCCGTGCCTTCCATTCGGCACTAGGCCGTGCGTTGCGATCTGGCGAAGCGCCATGGGCGGGACGGAAGGGACGGCCGGCAGGGCCGAGGCCAGAACCTTGCCATCCGCGTCCAGCCCGGCATAGCCATTCGCCGCATTCTTCGCCGCAACGTCCTGAGGCGTGAACCCAAGGGCGGCTTGCTTGCCGGCGAGATCCGATACCAGGTTGTCGATGCTCGCTTGCGGTAGAGTGCCCGTCGCATTGCCGAGATCGAGCAGATAGCTATCCGCCTGGTTCTTGGTCGCCTCTGCCTGGATCGTGGCCAGCTTTTCCATCATCTCACTAGTGAAGGCGGCCGTCACCGCGTCTAGCGTCTCCTTGTTTGAATGCGTGTGGCGCGCCGCCTTGTTGTCAGAGATGTCTGAGCGCTCGGCCGCCGTCAGGATCTTGGCGTCGGAGCCCTCCTCCATGTTCTCCATGAGGTAAACGTTCGCGCGCTTCAGACCGCTGTCGTAGTTGGCACTGAACATGTCGCCGCCGGCTGACGGATCAGCCCAGGTCAAATCGTAGTTGGTCGAGCTGTTCTTGACCGCGATCTGTCCCGCCGTGCCGCCGGCCAGGCCGGCGAGAAGGCCAGCCGCATCGCCGGCCGAACCCGCCGCCGCATCCGCATAGCCGGCCGCCGCCGTCTGGCTGTCCGAGGCAGCGCCAGCCGCCGCCGCCGCCGCGTTCTTGAACCCTTCCGCGTCGCTCGCCGAGGCGGCCGAGGCCGCGGCCGAGGTTCCGGACGCTTCCTCGCTGGCAGCGGCCGCCGTCGCACTGGCGGCCGCATCCTCGGCGCTGCCATCCGCAGCCGAGGCCGCGGCCGCCGCCGCGCCGGCGCTGCCGTCCGCCGCGCTCGCATGTCCCGCCGCCATCCCAGCCGCCGCAACCGCCGCCTCTTCGCTGTCATGCGCCACGCTCGCTGAGCCGGCCGCGTTCGACGCATAGGCTTCGGCCAGGCCGCGCGCATCCTGCGACGCCTGCGCAGCAGCGACGCCAATGGCGATCGCGGCATGAACTTCAGCCGCGTCCGTTGCCGCCTCATCGGCCGAAGCTGCGGCAGCGCCAGCAGATCCCGCCGCGGCTTCGGCCGATCCGGCCGCAGACGCTACGGCCGCAAGGAACTCTCCGATCCGACGCCTTGTGACGGGCTGGCCATTCTCGTCGAACTCAAGGACCATGCCCGCGCGATCGGCGCGCCGCGGCAACGGAACGAGCATCTCCTCGTCGCTCGGCTGCGCACGAAGCGCCCGGCCGGCCGTCTCATGGACCTGCTGCGATCGCATCGTCGCTTCATCGAGAGCGCGCTCTACCGTCTCGGCATAGTAGGCGCCCTGATTTTCGAGATCCGTTTCCTGCGTGAACGGTACGTTCCGGAGGAGCGTGATGGTCTGGGCAGCAGACGGCGCAACGGTCAACGTCACGCTGCCGCCTGCCGTGTTGCTGACGCCGGAGACGGAATAGTCGGCACCCAGGACGAGCGCCGTCTCGACCCCATCCTCTTGCCGGATGACCCGGATATGGCTGTCGCGCAGAATGCGAAAGCCATACGGAAACACCTTCGCCGATCCATTGCCGGAATACGGACCCGACCGGCTGGTCTCGCTGGAAACAGTCATATAGCGCGCCCTCGATTTTGGGGCACGCTACGCGCCGATGGTTATTTCCCATTCCGGCCGAAGATGTATTCCATCGCCGACACTTCTTCGCCCTCCATCTCGCGCCATGCGCCATCAATGAGGCGGTTCGCTTGAGCAGAAGGCAGACGCGTGAGCAGGCCGGTCAGGTTCACGGTCGACTTCACGAGTTGCTTGTCAAATTCGCCCTGCCCCGCTTGCCTCACCGGTTCCCATCCAGTTTGCAGGATCGAGGCGTAGGTTCCCGCCTGGAAGCCCTGCGACAGGCCGGCCATATCGCGGACGACCGGCAGACCAGCGAGGAACGTCTTGAACCCCTCAGCTGCGACGGTGCCGAGGAACGAGCTATCATCCTCCTCGTCATCATCGTCGAACGCCTCGCCGATCAACGCGAGCACGGCCGCCTCGCCCGCCAGCAGCAGCGAGAGGTCGAGCGCATAGGACATCGCTCGGCCGGGCGTGATCTTCTCGGCCCGAAGCCCCTGCGTCCGCTCGATGATCAGGTTCATCTTGGCGAAGAAATACGATCCGAGCGTCGTCAGAAGCATGACGAACGGGTTCTGCCGGATCGTCGACGAAAGCGTGCCGCGCTCGATGCCCGAGCGATCCGACCAGATGCCGGAGGACTGCGACCTCTGCACGGTCATATCGGCAAACTCGACCGCCTTGGCCTCGGTCCCGAACTGCGCAAGGCCCTTCTGATAGGCCGCCGCCCACGTCGGAACGTCGACGATGTAGAACTGCGAATAGGTGATGCCCGCCATGCCGAACGGCACAGCGTATTCCGACCAGAATTCAGCCAGCTTGCCGCGAGCCGGCGATGCGATGTTCGACTTGGCCGCGGCGTCCATCAGGTCTTTGTTGAACGTCTGCTGACGCTCCCACATCATCCGCGAGCGTGCGACGACATCGTTCGTCATCTCGACAGGATGGCGGACTGTCCTCGCGATCTGAGCGGCGAGGTTACGCTTGCCGACGACAACGCCGGACTGGATCAGGCCGAGCGGCTGAAGCAGGATCGTCTTCAGGTTCAAGGCCAGCTTGGAATAGGTGAAGCCGGATCGCAGGAACGCCACAGAGCGCGCCAGATCTCCGCCGCCGCCCACCTGCCCGCTCGCCGCGTCTTGCACCCAGAGCTTGAGCGCGGCATGCTGCTTGTCCAGCCCGGCGCGCAAGGCCGCCTGCTCGACCTCGTTGCTGGTCAGGATACGCCAGGTATTCACGACCGGCTCAGAGAACGCCAGATCGTGGATGACCTCGTTGGCGTGCTGAGCGATGACCGAGACGTCAAGCATGAGGGACTGCCGCACATGCTGGCCGCGCGCCTTGAGGTGGCCATCCTTGGTCGAAGCCGAGGCATAGCCGCCCGACATCATCGAATTCAGGATATCGGCGTCGCTGCCTCCGGAGACGAAGCGCGCGCCACCGAGGCGCCCCTCATACTTGATGGGGTAGTAGCCGCCTCGGTAGACGCCGTGGGGCGTCTGGACTGGCTTGGCCTCGACCCATGTCGGTTCGATGCCACGCACGCGACGATCACGCTCGGCGACCTTCGGCCGGAACGTCTCGATGTAGTCCCAGACCGACTGCACGAAATCCCAATCACGCCGATCCAGCGACGCCTTCAGCGCCTCGACCTGCTCGGCCGGCAGGTGCATGAGCGCGGCCGTGTTCGTCAGGCGTGCAAGGTTCCCCTCATTGCCCATATTGAGCGCCATCGCGATCAGGTTCCACTTCGAGAACGACCGGCCGCCGAGCGCCGGCATGACGCGACGAACCGCCATCTCGCGCTGCTCTTCGGGCGAGTAGACGGAATACAGCTCGAGGATGCGATCGGTGGCCTCCTTGCGCATCTCGCGCTCGGCGTAGGCCGCGCTGTCCATGTCGGATTTCAGCGTCTCATAGACGACGCCCAGATCCTCGCGGCCGTCCATCTGGCGCAGGATCGTTGTCGCCGACTGGATCGTCGAGACGTAGCCGTTGAGCAGGTCGCGCGCCTTAGCGTTGAGGCCCGTATCCTTCACCCAATCGACCGCCCGGCTCTTCATGTTTTTCTCGATGGCATCGACGACGCTCGTCTTGGCCTCCTCGAAATCGCGCTTCCGCTTATTGATGAGCATCTGCCCCTTCATGCGGGCGACGTGCTCGATATTCTTGAGGCTGTCGACGACGCCGCGAAGGTGCTCGACCGTCAGCGTCCGATAGTTCACCACCTGCGCGTCATCGAGCACGGCCTGAGGAATGGCCAGCTCGTTCGCCCGGCCATCGCTGATCATCTGGTCGACATAGGCGCGGAGTGCCGCCCGGCGATCGATCTGCCGGTTCGGCACCTTGCGGAACTCGTAGCCATAGATGATCGCCTCGATCGCTTCGACATAATCACCGGCGATCGACGCCTCTCCCTTCCGCAGCCGCTCCGACCGGATCTTGCGGGTGGACTTCTCCAGCCGGCGCACCAGGCGCTCGGCCTTGTCGACCTCCTCGCCGACCTTGCGAGCCTCCATATAGAACGCGTGATTGAGGAGCTGCCGACGCTTGGCGTCGACCATCTTGGCGACCAGATCGTTGTAGCCGAGCGACGTCGCCGTGCGCTCGCCACCGGGAATGGTATAGGCGTTGCCCTTCGGAGAAACCCGCTCCTGAGGGGCGACCTCGAACGTCGATGTCGTGGTTTCCAGCTTCTTGTTGAACGCGTCGATCGCCTTGGCTACGGCCGCCTGCGAGCCTGATCCCTTAGCAGCGGCGCGGGCCTTAGACGCGATCCGGCGCCCGGCAGCATCGAGCCAGACCTTTTCGCGCGCGAGCTGGGCACCGATCTGAGCCGCCTCCTCGGCGGCGCGGCGCTCTGCCGCGAGATAGCGCTGTGCGTGGGTCGCATCCCTGACCTTCATGCGCGCGATCGTCTGGGCGGCCGTGAAGCGCGCTTCCTTCATCGTCAGCGACGGCCCCAGACCCGCAACCTCGGAAACGGCGCGCAGCTCGGCGGCGATCCAGTCGCCGCGCTTGGTGGTGTGCACGGCGTCGAGCGCATTCAACTCGATCTCGCCATCGTTCAGAGCATCGCCGTGACGCTCGTTCATCACGCGATCCGTCTCGGCCTCGATCGCATCCCGGCGCTTCGGCGCGGTCTCCATCGCGCGGATCATTGCATCGCCGCTGTCGAAGCCGAACCAGCCTGCGATATCATCAGGATCGACCCCGCCCTCGACGGCGTAGACGGTCTGTTTGCCGCGCGGCAGCGTGGATAGAACGCCTTCGCCGTAACGCTGCACCAGGACGTCTTTCGAAAGTCGGATGTCAGGCATGCCTTCCGGCTTGCCTTCGCCGAGCCAGCGCCGGTTTCCCATCCACTCGATCGCCCGGAAGTGACGATGCGCGTTCACCTCGCGCTCGACCTGGGCGCGCACCGCCGCGCGCTCCTCTTTCCACCATTTTTCCTTTTGGCGCTTGATCGGTTCCATCACGTCGCCGAGCAGCTTGGCCTTGGCCTCCTCCTCCGACTGCGCGCGCAGCCGGTTCAGCGCCGCGAATTCGTCGGCCGTCAACCCGATCTGCTCAGGTGTCGCGAACACCGCACCGGCGGCGCCGCTGGCATCGAGTGCCTTCGCAATCTCCTCGTCGGTGGCGAGCAGGCGGTCGAAGACGGCCCGCAGATCGTCGGACACCTTGACATTCAGGCCGGTCAGCCGCCGATAGATCGACACCATCCAGGCGCGCAGGCGATCGAATACCGATCGCAGTTCGACCGACGGCGCCTTGCCCTCCATGAGATACGCCTCGAAGCCGCGCGCCCATTGCTCCTGCATGCCGGCGTCAATCGCGAGATCTTTCATGCGGTCGCCAGTCGTGCCGTTGTCCAGCGCGGCGAGCACGTCGTCAGCCGTGACCGAGGCATCCGGCGCGACACGCATAGCGTCTTTCGCGACATCGGCAGCGTTCGAACGCCACCAGGTGCGGACGGCGCCGATCTCTGCGACAGCGCTCTGCTCGCCGCGCGCGGCAAGATCCTGCAAGATCGTAAGGAAGTAGTGGCCGCTCTCGTGCACGAACGTCGAAAGATCAGCGCGCTCGAAAAGGCTGATGATCGTCTCGCCGTTGCCGACACCATTGGCCGGGAACTGGATAGATCCGCGAGGACCGAGGCCGCGCGCCGTGCTCTCATCTTGGAAAAGCGTGAAGCTGCCGGATGCCATCGCGTTGAACGGCTCAACCAGATCCGCTACACTCATTTCGCGCGTAGTCGTGGCCCCCGCGCTCACTGCTGCCTGACCTTCAATGGTACGCGCAGAAATAGGGGCCACCTTTTCCCCTTCAAACTGGTAGAGCGTCCGCCCCCGGCCGGGCGTATTGCGAATGACGAAGCGGACAGCGATATCCTCCCCGTCAAGCACAAGATGCCCGACCGCATAGTCAAACTCGCCGCCGCGATGGTAGGTCACGGATTGCGCGAAAATCTCATCGGCATAGGGAGCAATTGAGCGTTTCATCGCATTCGCGTTGACCGACAGCCATTTGGCGGCGCTGCTCTTGCTGATCGACACCCTATCGCCGGAAACGTTGGTCACATCCCCGAGCCTCACCGCGTCGCGAGCCTCGGCATGCGTAGCAATGGCCGGCAGGTCGGTCAGCGTGACAGACGGGACCGGGGTGTTCGGGTCAATCTGAACCGGCGCGTGCCGGCCGCCCTTGTCGATTGCGGCTTGGAACAGAAGGTTCCCCTGCTCACCAGCACGCCGCATGGCCACGGCGCGCGAACCTGAAACAGAGGGATCGTATTCGACGAGGGGAACGCCGGCCGATTCGAGCGCCGTCCGCACGTCGAGCGCGGCTGTCTTCGGGATCACCGCTGCGGAGAATTCATTCAGGCCTACCGCGCGCTGGATCTTGGCCTCGAAATACTCGGTCGGCATATCTCGGAGTTTGCCGAGGAATGCCACAGCATCCGCCCGCAGATCATCGGGCAACGCCTTGTAGTAGGCATCGAACGCTCGCGGTCCGCGTTCGGCGACCTCCTTCAACTGCTCGCTGAACGTGTCAAGGAAGCCGAACCGCTGACCGTCAGGGGAGATCTCTCCGAACCGGCCCGCCAACGCTGAGAACTCGCGATCGACCTCCTCCTTGACTGCCTGCATTGCGTCATGAGGGATCAGCCGGCCGCGCGCAGCCCGAACCGCCGAGATGCTTTTGAACTGGTTCGCAACGGTCGAGCGAATGGAACCCACGCCATAGTTCCAACCCTCACCGTCGCGCAGCTTGGACTTCAGGATCTTGACGACGCTATCGAGTGTATGAGGCAGAAGCTTCCAGTTTCCGCCGGCCGTCTGCGTCTGCACACGCTCGCTGTCGATCACATCCCCGAACTTGCTATCGACCCATTCGGCGAACGCTTTGGCGTGCGGCTGGATGGCATCTCGAAGCGCCACGCGGGCCGCGCCACGGTCAACTTTGGGGCCAGCTTGCGCGAGCTGGTATTCTTCTAGCGCGCTCTCGACCACGGACCGCTTCAGTCCATGGCGCGAATAATAGATCCCTCGCCGCTCCTCGATACTCATATCCGGTGCTGCGTCGGCGACGCGCTGGAGCTCGACCGCTACCGCCTTCTCGATCTCAGCCAGGACGGCCGGATCATCGTAGGCTGACCCGAGGCCGGCAGCATCTCTTGCCCGGTCGATAGCCGGACGGAGTGCCGGATTGCGCTCCATATAGCTCGATCGGGCCTTGCGCTGCGGCAGGTCGATTGGCCGGCCGGTCTCGCGCAGGAATTGAAGCTGAACAGCAGAACTGTCGCGGAACGCGCCAAGGCCGTTGCGCTCGACCTCGCTGTCGTCAAGCTCGCTGCTCAGCACATGACCAAGATCATCCGACGAACTGCCGAGCTGCTTCCAAGCCTTCCTCAGCGCCGGGCCGGAGAGCTTGTAGACGACAGTCGGATAGCGAGGCGAATAAACGTCTGCGTCGAAAACCTTCGCCGAGCGATCCTTTCGCGCGTCAACCATGTCCGGCCCGCCGATCAGCGTGATCTCGCCGAAGTTGTCGAGCGGGTGATCGACGTTCGAGATTGCGATCGACGGAACGGGCAACCCGCCCAACTTCGTTGCGTGCAGCAAGTTGGCGGCAGTAAGGTTGTGCTGCACCACAAGATTTCTGTCGTCGCCCTGCCCATATGCGCGCCCGGCCGCCTGATCGGCGTCAACCGCCGCCCGGATCGCCGCGTCGTCATCATCCAGCGTCAGGCCGAGAGCGGCGAGGTATTCCTCGATCTCATCGAGCTGCGCCTCGCGCGCCGCCGCGTCGTCGTCGACCTCAGCAGCCGCATATTGCGGCTCGCCGCGCAATTCTCGGTCGATAGCCTCCCACAGGGCCGGTGTGATATCCGGCACCGGCTGGCCTGCCGCGACCGCCGCCCGGTACTGATCCGCAGCAGGATCGCCGACGAGGAACCCGGCTTCGATCGCCGCGCGCGCCACGCTGTCGGCGCCGTACTGACGGCCGGCCGTCTCCCCACCGCCGAGCAGGTTCGCCGTCGCTGCACCCTCCTCGCGCGCCAGACGCAGCGACTTCCTGCCCGCACCGCGCTTGATCAGCCGCGCGTCGCGCGCCTTCAACTCGCCGCCGACGTCGAGGATGCCGCCATAGTCGGAAATAAACTCGAGGAGCGACTGACCCTTGGTCCCGATCCCGGCCTTGCGCCTGGCCCGCGCCTCGGCGAGCGTCCGGTTCAGCGCGTCGACATCCTTGTACTGAATGCCCTCCGGCACCGCGCCTCGCACCTGCGGCAGCGGGTAGGACTGCATGAACTCGCCGATCGTGACACCGGACCGCTCGGCCATCACGCGATAGAACGCCGGCCACAGCATGGCCTCGGTGCGTGCCACGTTGGCGGAGCGGCCAGCGACGCGAAGCTGCGAAACCATCGTCTCATAGATCTGGGTCTCGTAGGACCGAAGCTCTTCCTCGCGCTGGCGGAGCTGATCAGCCAGCTCATACGCCTCCTGCATCGCCTCCTGGGCGCGCTCGTTGAATTCGGCCGCATCAACCGCCGTCATCTCGGCGGGATCGAACCGCATGTTCTGCAGCATGAACCCGTCGTGCTCGGTGCCGGCGATCTTGGCGGCGTAGGTCGCGGTGGGAATGCGGAGATCGGCGCCAGGCGCAAGCAAGGCGGCTTCCAGATCCTCCCGCGTCACCCCGTCAAGTTCCTCGTCGACGAGCACGAAGGGATCGACGCCGATGCTCTGGAAGTAGGTCACGAACGCCTCGGCCGGGACATAGACGTTCTCCACCTCGCCGCCCTCAACGGCCTTGGCGACGAACTCCTGAAACTTCTCCGGCGAGCGCGCGCGCAAGGTCGAGGCCGTGGCCTGCTGGGCTATGGCCGAAAGCTGCTCGGTGGTGGCGTCGGCGCGCGCGGCGCCGTCGCGCTTCTGAATGAACTTCCTCCCCGCAATCCCCATGTCGACCGGCGCAGTGGCGACTTCAGCGATGCCCTCGGCGATGACCTCGTTCCAGTCGATTTCCTGACCGGCGGCAACGCGCGCAGCCAGTTCACCGGACGAGCCGAAAAGCGCCTGCGAGGCTCCTTGGGCCAACGCCTCGATCATCGGATTGGTCGCCAGGGAGCGGCCGGCGATACCCATGGACAGCGCGTCGAACGCACCGACTACAGCACCGCGGATGACGCCACGATCGGCCGCCTCCTGCATCAGGCCAGGGTCCGCAAGCAGCTTTTGGACATCACCCGGCCGGGTCAGATCGATGCCCTTTTCTTGCAGGAACTCAGCCGGAGACGTGTAGCGCTCCGTCGCATAGCTGCCGGCAAATCCGACCGCCACGCCGGCCATTGGGTTTCTGGTGGCCACTGTCGTTCCCAGGGCGGCCGCGAGCTGCGGTGCACTTTCGCCGGCCGTTTCCAGAGCCCACGACAGGCCGCCGATCGGGTTCTTGGCGAACGCATTTCCGAAATTCGCCAGCGCCTCACCGAACGAGGCGCCGTCAACCATCGCGTCGGCTTCAAACCGCGTCGCGATTTCGGATTTCGGGATGGACTTCAGCCACTCGACGCTCTCGCCAACGCGCTTCGCATATTCCGCCGCAGCGGCCTCGTCATCGGTGCCAATCAACTCGGCATACCGAGCATCGGCCCACCGGCCGAAGGCAGACATGTAGTCGCCCGGCGATGCCCACAGCTTGGCCTCATCGCCCGCCGAATTGCGAACCACCGTTCGCTCATCGTCGACGATTTGGCCGAAGGTCTTGTCGCGGTCGGCAGCGCGGCCGGCCGTCTGCTCAAGCATATACTGATTGAGCATCTGCGTGCCGCGCGCGCCGGCCCGCTCGGCGGTGTTGGCCACGCCCCGGCCAAGTCCCTCGAACCAACCCAATTCGGCCAGGCTGTCGCGAGCGATGGCCGCATTATCCTGATCGCGCAGCCAGTCCGTGAGGCGAGGCTTTCCCGACAGCATCGTACGAGCGCGCTCTTCCTCGATCCTCCTTTGGAAGACGTTCCGGTATTCCCTCACTAGCGGCGTTGGCGGCGTTGGTTGGCCGAATGTGCGCCCAAATTCGCGAGCGAGGTTCATGTCGCCGGCCACCTGATCGGGCGCCTCCTCGACCGAACCAATAACGACCTGAGCAGCGGTGATACCGCTGTCCTCTTCCTGCCCAAAGCGGCGCTGGATGAAATCGGAAATTGTATCGGTCACTGCCCACCTACCGTTTAGCGTTGCGCCGCCGGGGAAATGTGCCAAGAGTTACCGGCAAACGGTTGCGGCTATGATCGGAGAGACTGCGCGATGGGTGCGCCCTTGGAACTGATGGATGTCGTCTTCTTGGTGCTCGCGACCTGCGCTGTGGCGGCGATAGCCGTCCGTTTCCGGAGACGGCAACCGTCGCAAGGCGAAATGGCGAACCCATATGGGGCGCGATGGGCAGGACGAACCGTCTTCAATCTCGTCCTGGCGCCCATAGTCGTCGTAGCAGCGATTGCGGGGATCGCCTGGCTGTTCACCTGATCAACGCGTAGCCTGCTCGTACTGATACTCGGCGTAGAAGTCTTCGACCTCTTCCTCGGTCGGCTTCCGGCCGAGCGCTTCCGTGAGCTTCACCTCTACCTCGATGCGGTCGCGGAACGGGATCTTGTCGTAGTCGACATCGATCTCGACGCGCTGGCCATCAGCGAGATCACCCGCGCCATCCGTCTGGAACCAGAACTGCTTTTGCTCGGTGAAGGCCGTCCACGGCGTCTTGGTCGGGTTCCACGCCGATTTCTCGACCCTGACGACGACGGGCAGCAGGAGCTTGTTGATCATGGACTGCACGTCCATTTGGCTCGGCTCGCGTTCGTTCTGACGCTGGAACGCCTCCATTTCGGCGATCAGCGCGAGGTTGAACTGAGCCACCCGCGCGGCGTCTGCCTGGGCGTCCTTACTGTCGCCGGTGCGAATGCCTGCCGCCTTCAGATAGGGCTCGGCCTGATTGATGGCTGTGGTGAGCTTCAGACCTTCGGTCTTCGCCTTCTCGCCATCCTTCAGCGCCGAGGTCTGCAAGTCCGCCAGCGCCCGCACATCCTGACGTGAGATCCGGTCCATGTACTGCGTCAGGTCGATCTCGGCGAACTCGCGCGGGTTCGATGCCGCATAGCGCTTCATGTCGTAGAGTAGCGTCTCGTCGGTCTGGATCGCCTCGCCGGTGGAACGCTTCTCCCAATAGCTCATGAGCTGCGTCATGCCCTCGATACCAATCTCGGCCTTGATGGTCGGATCGAGGTTGAACGGGTTGACGTTCTGTGTCTCCAGCATCTCGAACGCCTGCGTCCGGATCTGCTTCTGCCGAGCGGCCTCCGCCTTCCCCTGGGCTTCGATCTGGCCATAGATCGCCTTGCGCGTCATCTCGCGCTCGTCCAAGTCCGAGATCTGGGAAAGCTGCTCCTCGATCTGGTCATAGGATGGCAGGCCGACGCGGCCAGCGACGCCAGGACCGCGCGGCCGGATCGTAGCGCCGGGCCCGGCCGCACTGTCGCCGCGCGAACCGACTGGCTCAATGTGCCACTTCTCCCACGACATCGGGAAATACATGCCGTAGTTGCCGGCATTCTTGTGGACCCAATCCACGACCTCTTTCGGCGCCTTGTCGAGGCGGCGCCCGTTCCAATTCAGGTCGACGGCCTTGGCCGTGCCGTCTGCGCGCACCTCATGGTTCGAGCGGCCCGGCCGGGCCACCATGCGCCCGGAGCGATCCGAAGCGGCAAAAAGCCGTTCCTGGTGCTCGCGCGAGCGGTGACCGCTGGTGATGCCCAGGCCATCGCGGATCGACGGCGGTGCATCCTGGATCATGGTCGCAAGGTTCGTCGCGAACGCCTCATCCAGGTTGTCGATCGAGTAGGCCCCACGCGGTGCACGCTCGATTAGGAACGCCCGCGCCCGCGTCGGTCCGGCCGAGCCGATCGTGCGGCCGGCCATCGGCGTCCGCTCGCCGCCACCGGCCTCGCTCGCCCGCTGGCGGCCAAGGCCGAGGATGCGAGCGGTGTGCTGCTTCACATGCTCCGTCTTCAGCGGCGTCTCGATCGCCGCGTCGAACTTTGCCTGATGCGGACCAGTGATCTGGCTCTTGTGCTGATCGTAGTAGGCCTTAGCCTTGATCGGATCATCGCCGGCCAGACGCAGCGCCGTGTTAGTCCGAAGCTCGGAGATGTATTCCGCTTCCCGGTTCTTCAGAACGTCTGCATCCCAACCCATCATGCGGGCCTGCTCGCGGATCTCCGCCTGCCCGGCCGCGATGTTAAATTCGACCTTCTTCGGATCGCTGTAGGCGGCGAGCGCCTCCTCAGCGAACGTGTTCAGCCGCGCGTTCGTGGCGTCTGTGAACCACTGCTTGCGAGCGCCGGCAGAGTGGACGATCGAGGTCTGCCGGATCGATTGAAGCCGCGCCTGCGATGCGTTCTGATAGTGCCGAGCGGCACCAGGCGTCAGGCCCGCGCCGAATTCCTTGCGCTTGGTCTCCGCCTGATCCCAGAACCCGGCCCGCGCGTCGACGGCGTTCCGTCCTTCGAGCGTCATATAGCCGCCCTCGCCGTACATCGCCTCCATCTGCCATTTGGCATAGGCGTTGTCGGCCTCCTTCGCGCGAGCTGTATCCTCAAGCTCCCGCACCGCCGCGAACGCATCGCCCATCTGGTCGACACCCCGCGCCAGATCCAGCATGCCGCGGCCGATCGAAGCGCCGAATGCGCCGGGCGTGGAGCGATCCTCAAGGTTCGACTGGTAGGCCGGCCGAGCTTGAACATTCTGCTGATATTCTGGAACGCGCATCCTCTACCTCACGCGATCGAGCCGATGGTCGGCTGCCGATATTGCCCGTAGGCCTTTCCTACCCCGCCGAGCACCGTTCCGACCGCAGACAGGTATCCGCCCTTCTTGGCCGCGTCGCCTTCCATCCGGCTCATCTCGGCGCCGGATCTCTGATTGGTCGCGTCGACACGGCGATCGTACGCCTCGCGATAGCTGTTCGACCGAATGGTGAGCGCATCGAGTTCCCCCATGACGGCGGTATCGACGATGGTGTCGAGCGGGGAGCCGAACGACAGATCGACGCCGCTCGCCGCATAGGCTACCTTCTGCTGCCCGAGGAGCTTCTGAACCTCGGCGCGCTTCCGCTGCTCTTCGTCTTCACCACGCTCAATCGCGTCGCGCGCGCGGCGCTCCGAGATCGTGGCGTTCATTTCTTGAACCTTGGCGGAATACTCCGATTGCGCCGCAATCGCCTCGCCCTGTTGCGCCGCCCCCATGGCGCCGAGCATCGTCGAGCCGAGCGTCGCCCCCAGCGTCAGGATCATCGAGAGTTCGCACATCAGTCGGCCCTCATCTCGAACAGGTGAAAGGCAAAGCCGTTCACCTCCATTGGCTCGGACAACGTGAAGCCGAGCCACCGAAGCCATCGGATCGATGCTCGATTGCGCACGTCGACGACGTTCCTCAGCGTTGAATACCGGCGCAACAGTTGCGTCCGCCACTCGACTGAGATCCGCAGGAACGCGACACGGTTTTCCTCAACGGCATCGGTGCCGAGCAGCCAGGGCGCGCCGACGCCGGCAAGCACGTTGAGATCGCCCGCGCCGAACATCACTTCGGGCCGTCCGTCGACCATGCCGGTCCAGGCCGCGGCGGATTTCCGCAGCGAGAACACCAGCGCCTCGGCTGGAGATCGCCCGGAGGCGGCGAATACCTCGTCGCGATCCGCCTGCCGCATCCGCCGAGCAACAGATCGGACATGCGCGGCGCGCGCGGGAATGACTTCGATATCAGCGGCCAACGACAACATCCGGCATGAGGGCGAGGATCGTCATCGGCAGGGGATCGAATTGCTTCACCCACATGCTGCCGCTCGTGGTCCAGTCCCACGCCGGCGTGATCGGGATATCGCCCGTATAGAGACGGATCGCCTCGTTCCAGGCCTCAGCCTGCCGCTGCTTGTACTCGACCAGGTGCTCGTCACCTCGCTCGCCGTCTCGCGGTCCAATGAAGATCCCGCGCGTACGCTCCACCCTGAGCGTCACCTCGGCGACGGATTTCATGCGCCCCTGTACCGTGCCGAGGTTCTGGACCATGCCGAGGTCCAGTTCCAATGACTGCAAGCTCGCCACCATGGGCAGGCCTACATGAACCTTGCTCGCGGCATTCGGCAGCGTGACAGAGCCGCCAATCACCTTCAGGCCCCGTACAACGTTGCCATCTGCGAGGGCTACGACATCCTGGCCTTCCAGGTGGTCGAGCCCCGAAATAGTCGTCGCTGGAGCGCCGGTATAGGTCAGCCCACAGTCGACGAAGAACGCATCCTCGACCGCCGAGAACGACCGCGTGTGCAGCCGCTCAATGTATCGCTTCTGGATACCGCCGATCGTCCGTCGAACGACGAAGTACGGCACATCCTCGGAGCCCTCGGCGATGACTGCCACTGCCTCGAACTTCGCGTCATTGTTCGGGCCGGAGTGGTGCCGGGTCCATCCCCACACATCATGCTCTTTGAGGTAGGTCAGGCTGACGAGCGATCCGTCGTCGAGCACCGCCCAGACGATGGAGAACGGCGCCTGAGCATAGGCCCAGGATTTGATCTCCTTTCGCTCGAACAGGTGCCGGGCCAGGATCGTGAGATCCTTGCCGTCAAAGCCGTCATTGGCGAAATCGAAAGAGAAGTCGCGCACGACGCCGCCGCGCGCCTGGGCGAACAGGACCGTGTTGCCGACGACGATGGGCTGCACGCGCGCCGCGCCGCGGTATCCCTGATTGTCCACCTTGATCGCGTTCGGGGCGATGGCGTCAGACTGAGATCCCCCGCTGATCAGCCATTCGGCACCAGAAGTCAGCGCCATCATGCCCTTGACGGCGACAAGAGCCCGGATTTCGTTGGCCTGTGTCGACTTGATGCGGAACGTGATCGCGTCGCTCGCCTTCGCCGGGCTTGCGACACCGAAATTCTCGTAGTTGGCCGTCTGGGACATCCAGACGCCTTGGGGCTCCTCGCGCGTGGACGCGAAGGCGAGGCGCTGCTCGATGAACGCCGAGACGCGGGGATATTTGCCGGCAGCATTGAAGGGGTTGCGAGAGGACTGAGGGCCGTCCGCAATATCCGCGACCACGTTGCGGTCTGTGAAGCTCGTCGTTTCCGAGCGGCCAATGTACCCGTATACGCCGTTGCTCTCCTTGTAGATGATGTATTCGGACGCGCCCGCGACGGGAGACCAGACAATCGTATTTCGGTTGGTCGCATACCTCAGATTGTTGGTCGTGACCGCAGCGGCAGAGGGCAAACTCTCCTCGTCCGTGTCTGCCGAAATCGCTGACACCACGTATCGCATCGTCTCTCCCCAGACGACGGCCAAGGCGAACCCTGTCGGCGTTGCGGGCGCACCGGGAGATGCGGCGGAAGGCGCCTGCGGCGAGACGCCATTGATGTTGTACTGGTCGATGATCGCTTCAGGCTCGCCAACTTCAACGAGCAAGCCGGTATCCTCACCGTTCACGCGGTAGATGCGATACGAGGTCGCGCCGGAAACGGGGTTCCAGGTGAACCGATATGTGCGTCCGTCATCCTTGCCGTTTTCCCATAGGAGCCACCGGGTGACGATCGAGGAGGGAGCACTCTCGAGATTTCCGGGGCCGAGAGCCGTGACGCGAAAATGAACCTCGCCACCATCGCCGTTGCGTCGGTTGAAATAGGATGAGGCGGTCACGGTCGTCGGCGGCTGGATCGTCGGCGCGAATGAAAGCGCGCTGATGGACCAGCTATCTTCAGCCAAGCGCGCCAGCTTGCGGGGCGCAAAATCCTCGTGCGTCGCGTATGCGATATCGTTCTCTTGGTTGAACACCAGCCGATCCAGCGCCGAGCTCGGATAGGGCGTCACCACCTCATACGGAAGGCCGCCGGCTGTGATCACAGCGCCGTCCTTGAACACGCGCATGTAGTTGTGGCCGACCTCCAGCATATAGGTCTGCTCGGAATTGAACTGGAACGGCTGGAGCAGCGTCGGCTTGGTGCTGTCCTTCACCTCGCGCACGAACTCGGTTCCTGCCCGGTTGGATGCGCCGCCGTGCGGATGGATGAACAGGTTGATCGCCGTCTTAAGTCCGCTGCCGAACTTCGTCAGGTCGATACGGGCGCCGAGGGCCGGCGACAGTTCGCCGGCAGTGAACGACGGCTGATAGGTCCGCAACTCCGCCATCAGCCGCGCCCCGTCACGAATTCGCTCTCATGGTCCGACGTCTCGCGAACCTCGTTGGCATCGGCCACCGCGGCGAGCGACTGCATTTGCATGGCCAGCTCGTAGGCCTCCGCCCTGACCTTCGGATCTCGCGTCAACGGGATCGCCAGCCGCACCGCCAAGTGGCTGGAGAGAGCTTCGATGAAGAGCGGCGTGAACTGCGTCACGTCGACGTCTTTGGTCGTGAAATGAAGGAAGGCGGGCGACAGGTCGCAATAGATGGCTTGCGCCCTCGCGTCGTAGGGATGGTGCGGCGCGCCGCCTTCCATCAAGCGCCGCTCCGGCTGCACCCAACGGATTTTGAGGCAGTCGGTGGGGCGCGCGTAGGCGTAGGACCATTCCCCGGCAAGGTCATTGGCGACCTGGGCGAGCGACTGCATCCGCCCCGCGAAGCGCCACGGGTAAACGCTCAGGAGCACGTCGCGGGTCTGCTCATAGAACTGGCGACAGGCGCGCGCCTCGGCGCTCGCCTCGTTCAGATCCGCGATGTTGTTCTTGCCGATGTTCGACAGGGCGAGATTGCAGATCGCCACAACGCTGGTCATGCCGCCAACCTATGTCGGGTAGATGGGATGGCAGGGCGCGAACGCCCTGCCCTTTACTCCGCCACGGCCTGGGGAGGCATCCAGTCGGGCTCAGGGCCGCCGAGCGCTTCAACGATGCCGTTGCCCTTGCCAACCGTCACCGGCTCCGGAGCATCACCGAAAGGCTCAGGCTCGGCAGCAGCCTTGGCTTTCGCCTTGCCCTTGCCCTTGACGGGCGCAGGGGCCGGCTCATCGGTGGAGCCGTCGTCACTGACCGCCTCCATCCATTTCGGCATCGGGCCTGGGCCGGTGAACACGAACACATCACCTTCCGCCCGCACGACGTCGCCGTAATATCCGCGCTCGATGGCGCGCACCTCAGCCACGGGAGTTATCCCCCAGCACGACGCCGGCCGTGACCTTGCCAGCCGTCGGCGCGGTGCCGGCGACCGTGTAGTTCAGGCGCAGGTAGCGCTTGTTGAGGTTGCGCGGCAGGACGTCGAGCGAGGCGCGATAGCCAGCCTTCAGGTCAGCGACCGGGATGGGGCCGGTCGTGGCGATATCGGCCCAGCCGGAGCCCTCGGCGTCGCTCTGCTGGACGGAAACGGCCAGAGACGTCAGGGTCGCGAACGCCTCGACGACCTGGACCACCAGCGGGATCTTGGAGCCGAAGCCCGTTTCCCGCTTGTGCTTGATCGGGCCGAGGTCGATGACATTGGTGCTCGCCGCCGTGGCAGTGATCGCCTGCGCATCGGAAAGGAGCGTCTGCTTGTCGAAGATCATTGGAGGAAACCCTTCTGTTGCGAGATCCCGCCGCCAGCGGCGGCGGGTATGCGCAGGACCGATTACGCGGCCGGAACGTTGGCCTCGTTGCTGAGGAGGGCATCACACTCGCGGATCGGAAGGCCGCGCCAGGTCAGCACCTCCTTGCCCTCGATCTCGGTCGGGTTCAGCCGCAGCGCCGAGCGGATCGCCGAGGCGCCGGAACCGCCGGTTGCCGACGCCAGCTTGTCGAGGACTTCCAGCAGAGCGCCATTCATGTAGATGGCGATGCGGGCGCCCTTGGCGTCGCGGCGGCGGGAATGCAGGCGGTAGTAGGCCGTCGTCATCAGCTCGTAGAGATCGACATCACCGGCGAGCGCGGCCTCGACATCGATGTTGCAGATGCGCGCGTTGTAGCGCCAATCGGCGACAGCCAGACCCGTATGCCAGGTCCAGAGGCTTTCCTTCACGAAGTAGGGATTGCCGGCCCCATCGACGACGCGCTGCTCGCCCTTGTCCTCGTGCGTGACGCCTGCGGACGTGCCCTCGGGATAGAGCAGCGTCGTGGCGTAGTCCGACCAGTTGACGAACCAGATCGAGGCGTTGGCATTGGCCGAGCCGCCGGCATTGATGACCTGCCGGCTCGCGTCGGTTGCCGTGCGAGCGCCATACGCACCGTAGCGCGGGGCGAGGCCCTTGAACTTCTCCGGCGACGTCGCGGTGTTGTGGTAGAAAACGCCGGTCGCCATCTCCTGGGCCATGGCTTCGAGGAACGGCTGAGCCGACGTCAGGCGCGCCTTGGCCTTGTCCTTCGCCAGCTTGAGCAGGCGCGCGTCGATGCTGGACATGGTTTCGAGGAAGCCGGTCGTGTCATCGACCTGCTGCACGGTGCTCTTGCTCTGCGGGACGCCCTGATAGAGGCGGCCCCAGGCGACGCCCGGCAGGCCGGTACGGATCATGTGGCGATGGACGCTGCCCATGTTGCACTGCGTCGCGATCGCGTCGTCGAGAACCGGATTGTACTGGTTCAGGATCTCGATGATATCGCCCGTCCCGCCGGCGCGATGGGCGTCGATGAGCTGCGGGAAAGTGCTGCCGATAGTAGCCATTTTTCAGATCACCCTTTCGGTGCGTCGTTCGGGAACAGACGGTGTGCAGTCTCGGCCGGCCTTCCCGTCCCTCCCGTGCCACCTGCGGCCGGGTTGTCCTCTTTGGTCATGGCGCCGACCTTCGCGAAGACACGGATAAGCTCCGGATGGTTGCCTCCACCACTGGCCTCCAGGTACTCGCGCAGAGCCGGCGTCCCGAGCGTCGTGAGCGCTCGGCGCGCGTCCGCAACAGTCGCGTCCCACTTCGGGCCGCCGATCTCCGGATCATTCTTGGCCGTATCGACCCAGCCGGCGACGGTCTTGCCCCAATCCTCGGTGCGGGCCTTCATTCGCTCGGTCTGCTTGGCGATGAACTTGTCGGTGAGCGCCTGCGCCTGGCGGCTGGTCAGCCCGGCCGCCTTGAATTCCGGCGACAGTTCGTCGAGCAATTCCTGATCGACCTGCACGCCGTCCGGCATGGTGAGCGTGTACTTGCCGTCATCCGGCACCTTGTCGAGCGGATCGTCGGACTTCTCGGCCGGCTTCGTCTTGTCGTGCTCGGCCTTCGCCGCGGCGTTCTCCTCGTCGGTCTTGTTCGGATCGGGCTCGTATTCCTTCCAGTCGCCGGCCCCGTCACTGCCGCCCTCGACCTTCTCGTCACCGCTGCCGCCGTCCCCGCCCTTGTCGCCCTCGTCGTCTCCCTCGTTCGGGAACAGCACGCTCGCGCCCGATGCCGGCGGCACATCGCCACCGCCGCCCGACCCGCCTTCATCCGGCGGCGAAAACATCGTGCGCGAGAGAAGGCGCTCAAGCAGTCTCGTCATCGTCGTTCTCCATGTTGCGGGCGCGGGCCTCTGCCTCGGCCTTGTCGCTTTCTCGGATTTCGGCCATGTCGAGCAGCAGTTGCGGGTACAGACGCGGATCGATCTGATCCAACTGCTCGATGAGGCGCCGGCCGGGCGCCTGCCCTCCCAGGGCATAGTTCGTGGCGTTGTTCTCGCCGCTGTAGGCGTCGCGATAGATCCCGCACCGCTCCAGCATCCAGAAGATGACCCGGCGGCCGTCCTCGCCCTTCAGCAGCGTGCGGAATGCCTTCTCAGTGCGCTCGCGCTCGATCGCCTGTTGCGGCGTCATGTGCTCGGTCAACATCGTCATGCGATTTTCACATCATCCTGCTCATGCCAAGCCGATCCGCTGGAGCAGATCCGCGCCCCCCGGATTGCTCTGGGCGTTCGCAAGTACGGCCGCAGCCTCGGCGCCAGACTTCGCCGCTGGCGCCATCTCGGCGGCCATCGCCGCGCCTTCCATCTGTGCCTGCTTCTGCGCTCGCGCCTGACGGATCTTCGCGACCTCCTCGTCAGGAACGATGATAGAGGGCGTGACGCCGAGCATGTCGCCATAGACGTCCGTCGCCTCGTCCGCATCAAGCTTGTCGAGCACTTCGGGCTTCACAGCCGCAAGCTGCCCGACGAATGCGCTGAACCGCTCGATGCCGCCGGTGGCGACGGCCTTCTGAGCCTGGGCGAGCATCGAAACGTATTCGATTTTCAGCTCTTGGTTCTGAAGGTCGGGCGGCGGCGGCGGCAGCATCTCGCGAGCGTTCATGATCTGGTAGGTGCGATCGATGACCGGCTCGAGCTGGCCGTTATAGATGTTCTCCAGGACCGGGCCGAGCGCGAGAAGCTTCTCCTCCTTGCGCTCGGCGATCTCGAACTGATTGCGCGGCTGGATGCCTTCCATCTGCGACAGCATCAGGAACAGATCGGCATAGAACGCCCGGTTGATCCGGTCCTGCGTCTCCCGAATATCGGCCGACAGCTCGGCGATGCGAAGGTTGACCTCGATCGCCGGGCGGAAGCCCTTGCCGGTCGGATCGTCGGCATAGGTGACAGCGCCCGGCAGGAGCGATGCCGGGTTGTTCCGCATGCTCGACGGTCCGGTCATCGGCGGGCGCACCATCTTGTCGATGGCCTCAAGCTTCCGCGTCTGCTCCTTCTGGAGCATCTTCACGTCACCGAGCGCGATCTGACCGGGCGAGAGAGCATAGTGATCGTCGCCTGAGATCTCCCAGGCCGGCCCGATCAGCGGATTGCTGTCGAAGCCGCTTTCCTCAAGCATGCCGTCACGGTCCGAACCGCCATCCAGCCAGTAGTTCGAGAGGAACGGCTTGTTGGCCTTGTCGAGCCGCGTGTGATCGCGGTTCATGCGAGGCTCGATAGCGTGCCAGACCTCAAACACCTGATCATAGCGGGCCTGATCGTACTGCGTCCGCACGGCCTGGCTGACGTTGTTCAAGCCGAACCGGCTGACGATGCGCTGCACCGTCCACCGGAAGGTGCGATAGAGCGTCGTGACGCGGCCCTTCTCATCGCGAGAGATCCAGAACCGGCCATGCAAGAGCTGCTGCATCCTGACGGTGGCCTCGTCATCCTCGGCCAGAATGCCGAGCGACTGCCCGAACTGACCTAGATCGCCATAGCCTGTGTGGAACGCGTTGTAGATGTTCGACGACTGGAACACCTCGCGCATGCGCGCCTCGACCGTTGCGAGGTATTCCTTGACCGGTGCGAAGTCCTTCAGGTCGGGATCGTAGGTAGTGAGGCGAAACCACGGCCGGGCCGGCGACGTGATGCCGGAGTGCATGCCTGATTGCAGCGTGCGGAGCGCGAACGTGCCCGAGCTGTCGATGATCTTCGAGCGCGACGTCGCGCCTTCGTTCTTTCCGAACAGCCGCAGGCGCGCCGGCTCGATGAACTCGGCCAGATCCGACCATGTGCCTTCCCATGGAGACCGAACAGCCTTCAGCTCCTCGGCGCGGCGGCGATGGTAGGCGATCTGGCTTTCGTGGCGCGCCGCGTTCTCGGTCATCACGCGTCCTTCTGGAATGCGTCGATGCGCTCGCCGAGGATGGCGGAATAGTCGACCATCGCCGCGCCCTGACGACGAAGCCGGGCCTGCTCGTCCAGGTCGATCCGACCGAAGGCCTCGCCGGCCATGAAGACCGTAAGCTTGTCGATCTTCATGTCGAGGTCGGCCTTCTCGGCGACGACGCGCGTTTGATGAGGCTGCATGATCATCAGGCCCCGAGCAGCGTCTTCTTCTCGGTGGTCGCCTGCTGCGTCACGCCCGAGCCTGACGTCAGGATCGAGCCGGCCGCGCGCATCTTGTCGCCCTGGCGTGCATTGACGTTGCGACGAACGTCTTCGCCATCCGGCAGGCGCGAGGGGGCCATTTCAGGCGGGATGACCGGATCCTTGGGTTCGGGAACGTCCGGCTTGAACATGCACATATCGGATCACCACGCGTTGAAAAGAGTGAGGAGAACCAGGGCGACCGTCGCCGCGATGCTGGCGATGGAAAAGGCGCCGCAGCGCTCGGTGTCCCCACGAAGCGCGAAGGTGTCGGCGAAGTACGACGCCGCGAGCGGCAGGATCGCGAACACCCCGAGGATCGGCATGGCACCGGCGGCCACATTGATGACCGCGAGAATAAGAACGATCAGCCGACCGGTCTCGGCGGAGTTCTTCTGAAGCTCCAGCTTCCACACATTGGCGCGCTCAGCTTGCGACGCGTTGCGGATAGCGGCTGCGATTTCGTGTTCCATGTCTGCCCCGTCAGGCGAGTGGGTCGTACTCGACCTCTACGGCAGAATGGTTGTGCGCCATTCCGTAGGTCTGGCGCTTGGCGACGGGCTCGGCGAAGGTCAGCGCCAGCGCGTCGCCCTTGTTCGGCGACGGGAGGCCTCGCTCCTTCATGTCTTCCTTGCTCTCCAGCTGGATCTTGCCATCAAGCCGCGCGACGGTCTCGGGGCCGACGAGATCCTGATAGAGCCCTTCATCGCGCGGATCGATCGCGCCGCCCGCCTTGATCCAACGCTTCATCTGGCCCCACATCTCAGCGCGCTTGTTGAGATAGCCGGTGTCGACCGGCTTGCCAGAGAACCAGATGATCCGCCATGTGCGGCCCATGACATCGCCGGCAGACTTGATGCCTGTGCCATATCCCGCATCGATGAACACGGCGTCGGCCCGGTGCTCGTCCTCAAGGCGCGCGATCAGGTTCGCGACCTCGACGTCGTTGTCATTGCGCGGGAGGCTTGCGAGGCTCTTGGAATAGAGGCCCTGCCGCAGCACGATTTCGAGGCTGTCGTCGCCGGTCCATGCCGGATCAACGCCGATGATCTTCGGGGCGAATGAATAGTTCTCGCGACGCAGGTGCACCTTCTGCGCGGCATCGACGTCATCGGCACTGATGAACTGCATGGCTGACTGCGCCGGGAACTGCCCCCTGACACGCACCTTCACGATATCGCTATCCTCGCCATGATCATCGACAAGGCGTTGCAGGAATTGCTTGTTGGTGCCTGGCACCGTGCGGCTGTCGATCTGGCGACCGACCCAGCGGTGACGGAAGCGGCGGAAGCATTCGCGGAACCGGCCGCTATTGCGCGTCGGGTTGCCGAACACCACCCAGATGATCACGGTGTTCTCGTCGGTCAGCGCGCCCTCGGCGACCTCCCACACCTTGTCGTGGATCTTCGACGCCTCGTCGAACAGAAGCAGGATGATCCTGCCTTTGTTGTGCAGCCCGGCGAACGCTTCGGTGTTGTGCTCGGACCATGGGATGAAGTCCTGCCGCCAGCTATCCGAGCGCGTCGGATCGCGGCTCTTGATGCTCATGGTCTGGATATCGAACCAATGGCCGGTCAGGGCCATGCGGAACCACTTCCCGATCTCCGGCGCCGTCTTCGTTCGAAGCTGGCCCTCGGTGTTGGCCGTGGTTACGATCTTGGCGTCAGGCCAGCAGGACATGGCCCAATTGGAGAGCATGCCCATCTCGGCCGATTTGCCGATGCCGTGGCCGGACGCGACCGATATCTGAAGCGGCTGATAGCGCGTCTCTGGATCGGCCAGGTGCTCGCCGATGATCCGGTTGATATCAGCCTGCCAGTCGCGCGGCCCGTCATAGTCAGCAAGCTCGCCAGCGCCCCAATCCCACGCCAGCCGCGACCATCGGTCAGGATCGAACCGGCATGACGCGGCGAGCGCAATGATCCGGTCGTTCGGGTCGACGCGGGCATTCATGGATCAGCCGCCGCCATCGCGCTTCATAGCGCGCTCAAGCCGATCGGCCAGGCTGTCGAGGCCCTTGACCGCGACCTGCTCCTCAAACGCCTTCACGCCAATGTGCTTGCCGATCAGTTCGAGGCGCTTGATGCGGTTATCGAGGCGGATCTTTCGAACGTGCCCGACGTGGATCCGGTCCTCGCCATGGCCTTCGAAAAGCTCGTCGACTTCGATGCCCTGCACGAGCCCTTGCCGCCAGATCAGCGGCCACTCGTGAACAGGCTTCAGCGCGCGGGTTTCCGGGTCATAGAGATCGGCGATATCCGCCGTCGCTTCTGCCGCCAGACGCGTCAGCACCCACTCGGCATTGATCTGCGTTTTCTCGGCGCGGCCGGCAAGGGCGCTGTCGATAGCGGATCGGACATGAGTTTTCCCGAGCAGTTGCCCCGCAATATCGCTCGCGCTCGCTTCGCTATATCCCGCTCTGATTGCGGCCTTCGTTGCGTTCAGATCGATCAGGTATTCCCTGACGAATGCCGCCTGTTTCTGAGTGAGTTTTCCCATTGCCCATTGCCCGTTGGAACGAGCGTTGAGATTTACGCAACAAAGGTTGTTTTCTGTTTCAGGAGGTTTGCTTGGAGGTTTGTAATTCGGGCCAACAATTATTTATAGGGCCGGTTATGGGCGGGTATATATCGTTTCAATATATCAACCCGGATATCAGACTGTTCCCGTTGAAACTTTTACTCTGAATTACAAACCTCCAAGTCTCTGACTAGATTAGTCGTTAAGCTATTGAATTTATATGACAATTTTAGATATCGATTGCGACTTGGAGGTTTATAAGAGTGACAGTTTCACCAGAATGAACAATTGACATGGATTGTTCAGCGCATCAGGCAACTGTTTGACCCGGCCAGAGACGGCTAGGTTTCTAACTGACGTTTTTAATTTGCGGCGGAACGCGTTGTTGATGTTGCGATAATCACAACACTCTGATAGCCTCGGATCGTTGAATTAGTCAGCTCCGAGGGGACCATGAAGGCGATCGGCACCGCGCCCGCCAAGGGCAGAATTGCGTCATCACTGTTGCGATTTCTCAACCCATCGCAACACCCGTTCATAGCCGGTGCTATCACCGCACTGGCCGCCGACGCCGTATTCGTCGGCCTGCTGATGGTGCTGCCATGAGCTTCCGGGGGCAGTTCAAGTACGACTATGTTCGCTTTCTCGCAGAGTTGGCCAAGTCCGCGAACATCTCTGGCTCCGCTCGCGAAGCCGGCATCCCGCGCAAGGCAATCGAAAACCGTATGGCGCGAGATCCTGATTTTCGGCTTCTCGTCGACACAATCAGGCCCGTGCCGTTTGAGAGCCCGAAATCCGATTGGACCCGGCTGCTCGATCTCGTTCGCGCCGGTGCTTCGCCCCACGCGGCCCTGCGACAGCCGGGCATGCCATCCACAACCACTTTTTACCGCGCCATTGCCCGTAACCCGGAGCTTCGAGACGAGATTAAACGCCTGACCGGGGGGCGCACAAAGCGCGCTGCTGGCAATGCCATTTCGGAAGATGTCTGGGCCAAGGTCATAAATCAGATCCAGGACGGCCGATCCGTCGCAGAAATCTCCCGCAGCGCCGGGATGCCTTCGCGGTCTGCTTTCAAAGATAAGGCAAGGCGAGATCGGAGCTTCGCGGCGCTGGTCAAGAGCGCCAGGAACAGCGCTAGCGACAACCAGCTCGCAAGCGCTTTGCGGCAAAATGACCTCTTCTTGTCGGCCAGTAAGGCCGTTCCGACGCGCTACCCGCAGGACGTGCGCGACGACATCGTTTCCATGATCGTCCTGGCGGTGCTCGAGGATGAATTTCCCGCCGCCGAGATCCCGCTTCACGCCAAGAAATTCATCTCAGCCTACTACCGCGCGAGCGATTTCCACCGAACCACATCGATCGACGCGACCATTCCGGGAACGGACGGCCTGCGCCTCATCGACGTGATCGCGGCCGAGCCAGCCACCAGCTTTGAGGACTACGCATGAGCCTCACTACCCAATATTTCGACAGCTTCGACCAATGGGTAAGCCGCGCGTCGTCATGGCTCACCTGCCACAGCGACTACAACGATGGATCCGTGAACCACTACAACCGGTTCACAGCGATCTGCTTCGACACCAAGGGCCGGATCTGTCGCATCGGCGCCGACTTCATGCGGGCTCGCGACGAAGGCACGTTCCCGATCCGCTGGATCTGGCCCGACCAGGTGCCTGAGCTGGCGCTTGCAGCAACCTCCATGACAGCAGCGCCCGAGGCCGGCGTCGTCGCCATGACCTCCCCGACACCGAGTGAAGAGCGCGATGGGCTGGTGGAGCCTCGTCGGATGGACGCCTACTACTACAGCTTCGACCCGACTGGGGTTGATCTGCTCGACAAGGTGTTGTCGTCCGTCGCGCTTGCGGGGAAGGCGTTTCACCACACAGAAGATTGGAACGACCAAGTCGCGCCTTCCGGCGACCACACGGGGGGATCGCCAGCCGAGTGGATCCAGAACGCCGCCAATGAAGCCGCCGCCGGGATCACCCGCCTGCGCGCGGAGGTCGAGCACTGGAAGCGACAAGCCGAGGCCGCACAGAAGAACGCCACGCTGTTCCAGCAGGACTGTGCGTTCCACGTTGCTGAGAAGGCGCGGAAGGACGCCGCGCTGAAGCCCTTCGCCGACGAGGCAGCCGAATGGGATGACGGCCACGAGTACGGCGAAGACCAGTTCATCGGCATGGAGAGCGAGATCACAGTCGGCGACCTTCGCGCCGCCCGCGCAGCACGGGGGCCGGCAGAAGGCCGCGCCGCTCTCGAACAGGAGGAGCAAGGCCATGTGTAACGCCTGCGGCTTTCTGTGCTGTGGCTCCGACCAGTTTGCCCGCTGCGGCTGCGACTGGTGCGACGAGCCGGATTGCCGGAGCGAGATCGAATTCGACGACGATGACGACGAGTACGACTGCCGGCCGGTACCGGCGCGCACCTTCGTCTGCGACAGCCCGCCCTCCCTCTCCCCGGAGCAATCGACATGACCATCGAAGACGTGAAGCGTGAGCCGACAGCCGCCGAAATCGAGCGGGTGCGCGAGGCGATTGCCAAAGATGCGCAATCACTCAGAAGCACGACACGGACCATGGCCCGCGCCGCGATCCTCGCCATGGACCGCCGCGCCGAGGTGGTGGGGGAGCCGGTCGCCTATATGGGCCAAGGACTTCTCGACGCCTTGAACAAGCCAGGCGTCGAATATCTCAACTGCGCCGCCTACACGAAGGCAGGCCTCTGGATGCTGGACGAAGATCAGCGTGTTCCAGTCTACGCCTCCCCGCCCGCGCCAGCCGTGGCGGTGCCGGAGGGGTGGAAGCTCGTGCCGGTCGAGCCGACAGAGGCGATGCTCGACCGTGGGGGAGAAGCTGTCGAAAACGGCTATTTCGGAGATCGGGTCTGGTCCGACATGCTCGCCGCCGCGCCCGAGCCTCCCGCAACCCGGAGCGAGGCCGATATCCGCAACGAGGGGATCGAGGACGCGGCGAAGTGGCATGAGAACGCGGCTAAGCGCCTTCGGGGCTCCACGCCCGATATCCTGATCGGAGAAGACCACTCCTTCTATGAAGAGCGGGTCAATTCCCATGAGACGACCGCCACCGCCATCCGCGCGCTGAAGGAGCCCCGTCATGCCCTCCCCGCCCCGCCGGCTGTGGCAAGGGAGGAGGAGTGATGTCCTGGTGGATCATCTTCTGCGGCTATGCCGATGACGTTTTTTCCAACCGCACGAAACGAGACTGCCGATGAGCATCCTGCCTGCCCAGGCCATTCGATCGCTGTGCAACCCGCCCGACTTTCTGGGCCTCCGACCGATGGTGCAGCCGTTCCATGAACGGACCGTCATCAACGGCATGACCTTCGGCGTCGGACCGGCTGGATATGACGTCCGTGTCGCCGAAGACATCCATGTCGGCCGGGGCGATTTCATGCTCGCCTCGACCGTCGAGCAATTCGCCATCCCTGACGACGTGTTGGCCTATGTGAAGGATAAATCCACCTGGGCACGCCGCGGCATCGCGCTACAGAACACAGTGATCGAACCCGGATGGCGCGGGCACCTGACGCTCGAAATCACGAACCATGCCGGCTACGTGCACATTCCTGCCGGGTCTCCGATCGCTCAGATCGTCTTTCACCGTCTGGAGCGCGCGACCGACACGCCCTATGCCGGCAAGTACCAGGACCAGCGGCCGGGCGCGCAGCCCGCGATCGAGGAGCCGGCGGAATGACCCACACCGCCCGCCTCGCCCGCGAAGACACCATCACAGACGCGCTGCGAGCCGCCGACACGGCGATCGGCGATGAGGAGCCTGATGACCAGGCGCTGCGGATCCTCGCCGCCTTGAAGGCCCTGCGCGCCGACCAGCCGGCCCGAGTGACTGGAACGAACCGGGTCGACTACCTGACCCGTGTCCAGAAGGCGGCACAGGCCGCATGGTACAATCGGCACGGCCAGGATCAGAACCGAGCGGGCATCGAGTTCGAGGCGTCGGCATCGGTCGCGACACCGCTCGGCGACCTGCGCGCCATCATCTGGCGTCGCGAATGGCGGGGCGTGCGCGGCCGACGCCTCGCCTGGGCGAGCGAATATTGGCTAGGCGACGATCCGATCACCATCGACGAGATCCGCGCCGCCGGGCTCGCACTGCGCCCTACCAGCAGGAACCGTGGCATCAAGAACGACGCCGCGTTGCCTGTGCAATAAGCGTTGCGATTTTGGCAACGAGATGTTGACAGCGGTTTATTGACCGCCATACTGTTGTGATAATCACAACAGGAACAACGCTCATGAGATGGGTTGCGAAGCCGATATCCAACGACCGAAAGCAGCGTTGGCAGGTGTTCGACATGTCATCGCCGCAGGCGGCCAAGGAGCATGTGGCCGGCAAGATCCGTTCGGCCGAGACGGCGCGCCTGATCGCCTCCACGCCGCAGTTGGTGGCCGCGCTCCGAAGGATCATCGACCACGAAACAGAGCATTCGAGCACCACGGCCAAGATCATGGCCGAGATCGCTCGTACGTCCCTCACTGACGCCGGACTGTCTGCCTGA